GCGAGACAACGGCATCCTGAAGGAAGGAAGACTCCATGAGAGAGATGACGACGGCCGAGTTCGCGAAGGCGAACCTCGCAGCACTCGAGGAGCCGGTCAAGATCCGGCGCTACACCAAGGCCGTGGGGACCTACTACCCAGAGGGCTACATCGCGTCCCTGCCGGGCGAGACGGTGCCCCGGCTCGACTTCGAGTTCACGGCTGCGGCGGTCGATGTTGCCGTCGCGAAGAACCGGGAGCTCGAGGAGGAGGTGAAGCACCTCAAGAAGCAGCTCGCGGCCAAGATGGAGTCCTTCGAGGATCTCCAGGCCCGGACTGGCACCGTAGCGGTGCCCGTGGGGTCAGAGCTCCTGTCTCAGGAGCGCCGCACGGTGCCCACGCACCCCATGAAGGATGTCTTCGCTGACCTGGCGAAGCAGGATCGCGAGTTTTTCGAGCGCAAGCTCGGAACGGGCAAGAAGAAGTAGTAGAGTGGCGGAAACCGCCACACGGAGGTCAACCATGACGCGCTGGTACACGGAGCACTACTGGCTGGTTCGCCGGCTTCGGACCAACACCGAGACATTCATGCAGCGCCACCGGGTCGAGTTCGGGCCGCCGCTGTCGGAGCTCGAGAAGCGGTATCTCTGGGGTGACCGATGAGTAACGCCCCGGCCAAGTCCAGGGACGGTCCCCTGACGGCCACCAAGGCAGCGGAGGCTCTCGGCGTCCACAACAACACCGTGAAGCGCATCCCGGCCTCGGAGCTGCCCTTTTTCCGCATCGGAGGGCGTGGCGACCGTCGCTACCGCCAGCAGGACATCGACGCCTACATCATCAGGAACACGGAGGGACGATGACCCGCGACGAGATCGTGGACCGGATCGAGGAGATGGGCCTCACAGACGAGGGCATCATCCTCTTCGACGGCATGGAGGAAGCCTTCCTCGGTGTGGCAGAGAGGTTCGAGCCCATGACGGTTCGGATTGTTCCCGATGGTGGGGATGTCACCGAGATCGAGGAGGGCGGTACGCACCGCTACTTCGCCGTATACAGCTACACCAAGATGGTCAATACCCTGATGGCCGACGGCGAGCTTGGCGACGAGGAAGCCCAGGAGTACCTGGAGTTCAACACCGTGGGTCTGTACGCGGGCCCGAACACCCCCGCGATCATGCGGGACTGGTAGGAGCAATGAACGGAGGCACTGTGACTTCCCCCCTGCGGGCAGAGGCACTCGTGAAGGCCCCGGTCCCGCACCATCCTGACCAGATGGTCATGTTCCCCAGCCCGGTGGACACCACCTTCTCGGTGACACCCGGGAAGGGATCCGAGATCTCCATCACGATCCGCTTCCACCGCACCGAGCGCCAGAAATGCACAGCCTGCGGTCACCGCAGGATCTGCTTCTACATCGGCCTCGGGAACGTGATCGCCTCGCCGGCCATGTGCGCCAGTTGCTTTGGTGTCCGCTGATGGGCCTCTCCCTCTTCCCGGCAGGCGAGCCCCTCCGCATCTCGATCTCGGCTGGCTGGTGCTCGTCGCGGAACGGAGCTCTCATAGGCTTCGGTCTTCGCGAGGGCGGGTCGGTGTTCGGGATCGCCGTTCTCGAGGACGGTCAGGTGCAGTCCCTGGCCCTCGACGAGTTCAAGGTGGACTGGCAGTACGACACTGAGACTGACCAGTGGGTGGATGTGAACGCCCGCCGGGCAGCGGAAGCTGACCAGGAGATCTAGCGGAAGGGGTAGCGAAGGCTGTAGGCTTCGTGGTACAACTGCACAGGGTCTTTTGGTCGCAGCTCCGCGCCTCTCCTGGTTGACCTCCGGGCAGCGTAGAGAAGCAATCAGCCCCGAATGGACGGGTCGCCCCTCTTGGGCGGCCCGTCTTCTTTTTCAGGAGGGCTCCATGGCTCGCGTCACCTGGGTCAAGATCGCGTCCTGGCATGTTCTGAAGTTCGATGACCCGGCCTCGACCGCCTGCGGGCTCGAGGTGGCCGAGGACGATGAGCTCTTTGAGGGCCTTCCCTCGGACTGGTTCGAGAGCAAGTCCTGCGAGACGTGCCTCCGCATCAAGGAGGCCAAGGCTGAGCAGGAGCTCTCCCTGATCCCATGAGCCGCTACATCATCGCCAGGTTCAGCTTCGACGCGACCCACAACGACCTCCTCGAGACCCCTCACCTCCACGGCCATCACTTCGTCGTCGAGGTTACCGAGCAGACCGAGGTGACCACCCAGATCGTCAGGAACCTCCAGGCGATCTGTTCCGAGCTCCATCTCCACCAGCTCAGTGACATGCTCGTGGGCGGGTCCCAGACGGGCCAGGGGATCGCCTCCTGGATCCTGGAGAGGCTCCTCATCAACCATCCCAAGATCACCCGTCTCGAGCTCTGGTGGGATCCAGACCTCCGGTACGGGATCACGAGGGACATCCGGTGAGCAACAAGAAGTTTGACTGGACTGCCATCGAGCAGCAGTACATCACCGGGGAGATGAGCCTGCGCGAGCTGGCCCGCATGAACGGCATTGCCAACCACTCCCTGGTCATGGGCCAGTCAACCCGTCACGACTGGACTCAGAAGCGCTTTGACTTTCGTTCCCAGCGGAACGAGAAGGCCATCGGCTACCTGGCCGACGACGAAGCCAAGCGGATCGCCCGCGAGGTCAAGGTCCGCGACAACGCCATCGACCTCATCGACGAGGCGATCACGATGATGCGGACACAGCTCAACGAGACACGCGATGTCTTCCGCCACGACGAGTGGGTCACTGAGCCGCTCATCGTGGTCAAGCCGGCCGACGTGGCGCTCCTGATCGACCGCCTGAATGTCCTCTTCGGGCGGCCGTCCAGCATCACGGAGGAGCGAAGCCTTGGTATCAGTCTTTCCGCTGGGGGAACCCTCGGACCAGACATCCTTAGAACCATTGTCGAGGCAACTCGGGGCATCGCTGACTCCGACGGAGCTGCACGATCTCCGATCCCACGCCTTAGTCGAACTGGCACGAACTGACGGACCGGAGGCGGTTTTCGCCTACGGCGAGTACGTCTTCGGGTACGTCCCGGCCATCCATCATCGAGAGATGGTGACCGAGACCCTGGATGCCATCCTGCACCGCGAGAACGAGGTCTACCTCCTTCCCCGGGGCGGGGCGAAGACGACCTGGGACAACACGATCCTGTGCGCCTGGATGACGGGGAAGTTCCCCGACATCCGCATCGGGATGGTCAGCAACACGGACACCCAGGCCAAGGACTTCAGCCGGGCGATCAAGTACACCATCGAGCAGAACGCGGCTCACCGGACGGTCTTCCCTGAGAGCAAGCCCTCCTCGGCCAAGTGGACCGACAAGGAGTGGCTCTGCGCCGGGTCCCGCTGGCTGGGATCCAAGGACGTCACGATGTTCGCCGTCGGCGTCGGCGGCGCGATCATCAGCAAGCGCTTTGACCTGATCCTGATGGACGACATCCTCGACGAGGAGAACACGCAGTCGGTCGATCAGCGCGAGGCGGTCGAGGTCTGGTTCAAGAAAACCCTGAAACCCTGTCTGGCTCCTGACGGAGTGACGGTCGTCATTGGGACGCGCTGGGGCGAGGAGGACCTCTACGAGCAGTTCATGAAGCCGACCTACGACGGCGGCTTCGGTTGGAAGAGCCATGTCGTGGCTGCCCTGACCGAGGACGATCGCGGGCGACTTGTCTCGTACTGGCCCGAGTATTGGACCGTGGACCGGCTCCTCAAGGAGAAGGAGGAGATGGGCTCGGCCCTCTTCGCCTGCTCGTATCAGAACGACATCAGTGGCCTGCTTGAGGGCAACATCTTTCACGGACCGTTCACTCACTTCGATGTCCTTCCAGCGGGAAAGTTCACCCTCCGCATGGGGGTGGATCTCGCGAGCTCGATCAAGGAGCGGGCCGACTACACCGCCCGCGTCACCACGGCCGAGAACCTCGAGACCGGCGACTTCTACGTCCTCTCGGCCTACCGAGACAAGCGCGAGAGCCACCACGCGGATTTCGTCTACGACGGCTGGATGGCCTACCCGAACATCGGACTGGTCATCGTGGAGAGCCAGCAGTTCCAGTCCACTCTGATCCAGGAGGTCATGGCGACCTACCCCAGGATCCCCATCGAGGGCAAGAAGGCGGATGTGGACAAGGTAACCCGGGCCCGGGCCGTGGCTGCGAAGTACGAGGCCCACAAGGTCTTTCACCACACTTCTCTGCGCGGGACGGCCTTCGAGGTCGAGCTCCTGTCCTTCCCCAAGGGCCACGACGATTTCGTCGATGCCCTGGGGTACTCGATGGACATGGGCGGAGACACGTTCTTCTTCGGATCATTGAAGAGGTGATGATGAGCGAGCAGATGCCCGAGCGGGCGTGGACCGAATACGAGTTCAGAGACGGGAAGCGCCTCGTGCCCGACTACATCGCGGCACTGCTCTTTGGCATCGAGACGCACCGTCTCACCTACGAAGAGGCCATCGCGGCGGCAAACGCCAAGGCCGAGACCGATTTCCTCAACGCCCAGCAAGATCGTGTTCTTGCGGCGCACTTCAAGGAGCTGCGCTGATGGGCGTCATCTCGGACATGCTGACCCGGTCCTATCGAACCAGCCCCAAGAACCTTCCCCCGGGGAGCGCCAACCTGATCTTCCAGGAGCGCGGGAAGGTCGGGAAGTCGAGCTCGAGCCTGTTCCGCAACTGGGCCGAGCACTCGGAGTGGATCCGCGCCGCGATCAACGTCCGCAAGGCCCAGGTCTCCTCGGCTGAGTGGGACATCGTCGCCTTCGACCAGACGAAGCCGATCAAGGAGAGTCTCCAGGGCGAGCTGCGTGACCTTTTCACCAGGCCGAACCTGGCCGTGGAGTCCTTCCGTTCCTGGGTCGAGCCGATCATCGAGGACATCCTGGTTCTCGATGCGGGGTCCATCGAGAAAGAGAGGAACCTGGGCGGGTCGATTGCCTTCCTCCATGCCGTCGACGGAGCCAAGGTCAAGGTCAGTGCGCTGTGGGACGGAGATCCCGACGAGACACGTTACTGGTGGGTGCCGGCGCCGACCTACGAGGTTCCCTTCCGCAACCAGGACCTCGTCTACATCATGGCGAACCCCCGGACCTACTCGGTCGTCGGGCTGTCTCCGCTCGAGACCCTCAAAATGACCGTGGACGCCGAGCTGAACGGTTCTTCCTACAACACGCGCCAGGTGACGAATGCAGCTCCAGACGGGATGCTGGACCTTGGCGAGGGAGCTCGGCCGGAACAGGTCGAGGGCTTCAAGTCGTACTGGGCCTATGAGGTGGCCGGCAGGGGCGCGATGGCGTTCCTCGGTGGCACCAAGGGCGCGAAGTTCATCCCGTTCCGTGGATCGAACCGGGAGATGCAGTACCGCGAGTGGCTCGACTACCTCGTGCGGAAGATCTGCGCCGTCTACCTGATCTCACCGCAGGACATCGGCCTCTCGTTCAACATCAACCGCTCCGAAGGAGAGATCCAGCAGGAGCT